TGCGCGCTCTGGATCTGACACCATCAACGGTGCAACCAGCGCGCAGATCGGCTCACAGTACAGCCAGATCATCTTTGTAGCAGACCTTGAGACATCTCAATGGTTTGCATCACAGACCGGTTTAGGTGCGACCAACGTAAACGTAGATGTGTTTTCCGGAAACGGCAGCACCACAGCGTTTACCCTGGCATCAGATCCAAGTACAAAGAACAACACAGCGGTTTATATCAGCGGTGTATATCAGCAAAAAAGCACATACTCGCTTTCAACTACAACGCTGACATTTAGCACTGCGCCACCTACAGGCACTTCCAACATTGAAGTTGCTTACTCGACGCCATTGGCAATTGGTACGCCAAGCGATGGCACTGTAACAACTGCAAAAATTGTTGATGCCAACGTCACAGCAGCAAAACTTGCAAGCGGCGCTGCTGTTTCAAACATTGGAACTGGTGGCATTACTGCAACTGAACTGGCATCTAATGCAGTCACTACTGTAAAAATTCTTGACGCAAACGTCACCGCAGCAAAGCTGGCATCTGGTGCAGCGCGATCTAACTTTGGCGCTGGCGCTGTGTTGCAAGTTGTTCATGCAATTTCAACATCTAGCTTTACTTCTGCTGGAAGTCAAACCACATGCCTTGAGGTTAATATAACGGCCGCAGCAAGTACAAACAAATTGGTAATTTTATATAATTCTGGTTTTACCGATAACCTTGGTGCTGGACAAGATGGTTTTGCAGAAATAAGACGTGGCGGTAGCAGTGGAACAATTCTTCCTTTGTATAACGCATCACATACACAATATTTTTGGGGTCAATCTAGAAATCAATGGCCCACAACAGCACTTGTAATTGATACCTCGTTATCAACATCTGCTACAACTTATGGACTTTATTTAAAAAATAGCACAGGAAGTTGCACAATGAATGGATGCTCTATGATTTTAATGGAGGTTGCAGTATGAATAAACATCAAGCAATTATTAAATTATATTCAAACGTCGCTTCAATTATTGATGATGCTGCTTTTGATGTTGATGGAAACCCTGTTACTTATGACGAAGCTTCCGTTCAAACAGAAATGGATGCAAGTGCATATATTGCACAACGCGCACGCGAATACCCGCCAATTACCGATTACCTAGATGGCGTGGTAAAAGGCAACCAGGCGCAGATTGATGCGTACATTGCGGCGTGTTTGGCCGTCAAAGCCAAGTACCCAAAAACTGAAGGAGCCTAATCATGGCATTGACACAAGTACCAAACGCAATGCTGTCTTCGGACTTGCAGGGTGTTACGCCTGGGTTTAAGAACCGCATCATCAATGGGGCGATGGCAATTGATCAGCGTAATGGGGGAGCTTCTATTACACCATCTAATGGAACATATTGCGTAGATAGATGGCAAAACGCTGTTAACGTATCTAGCAAATATTCATGCCAACAAGTTGCTGATGCCCCTGCTGGTTTTCGTTATTCTTTGAAAGCTACTTCTTTATCTGCATACACAATAGGCGCAGGAGAACTTGCTGGATTTAGACAATATATTGAAGGATATAACACGGCAGATTTAAGCCAAGGCACATCAGGTGCAACAACATTTACGTTATCGTTTTGGGTTAAATCTAGTTTAACGGGAACTTTTGGTGGCGTTGTTTCTAACGATAGTGATAGATCTTGGGCATTTACTTACACGATTTCAGCCGCAAATACTTGGGAACAAAAAACAATATCTATTACTGGTCAAACTGGTGGTACTTGGAATACAACAAATGGTGCTGGTATTGCAGTGATATTTTCTTTAGCTTGCGGTTCAACCTATTTAACAACTCCATCACAATGGAATTCAAATAATTCTTATGGCGCTACTGGGCAAAGTTCTGTTTTGGCAACTAATGGTGCTACATGGCAAATGACTGGGGTTCAACTAGAAAAAGGCAGCGTGGCCACAGCGTTTGATTATCGTTCGTATGGGCAAGAATTGGCTTTGTGCATGCGTTATTTTCAACTAATGGGAAGTGGTGGCGCATGTGGCGTTGCAGAAAGCGCTACTAGATCATCCTTAACTTATTTGTTTCCAGTTCCTATGAGAGCAGCGGCAACTGGAACTCTTGATGCAAGTAAAGGATATTTAAATTCACCAAATGGAGGCCCTAATGCGGTTACTTCAATGACAGGATTTTTTTATGGTAATGGTTCTGGAACAACTGATACTGGCGGTTGGTTAGTTATTGATACTGCTTCTGTTTTTACTGGTGGAAAAGTAATTATTAGTAGCGGAACAAAAGGCATGATTCAATTTTCAGCGGAGTTATAAAATGTATAAGCTATATCCTCTTTATCATGGCGAAGAACTGCAATGCATTAAAAGAATTTCTGACAATGCTTGTATTCCATTTGACCCCGCCAACACCGACTACCAAGCCTATTTAGCGTGGCTTGCCGAAGGCAACACGCCTGAACCCGCAGATGAACCGAGTGCATGATGGATCAGATGATTTTTAATTGGGCCATTGCTGCTGCTGGTGCGCTTGGAGGGTGGATCCTTAAAGTCATTTGGGATGCCATCGTGGAACTGAAAAAGGATATTCAACGTATGGACAACAAAATGCATGAGGATTTTGTTCGGCGTGATGACTTTAAAGATGCGGTTACCGACATCAAGCAAGACATGAAAGAGGGTTTTGTAAAGATGGATCGCACTCTTGGCTTGATCTTTAAAAAGCTGGAAAGCAAAGAAGACAAGGAATAAAAATGTGCCGGATCCATTTGGAATAACCGAAGGGGTAAAAGGTTTAACGGGTTCTTTAGAAGCCAGCAGAGAAGCCGCAAAGGGGCTATCTAAAAGCATTCAAGGAATACAAGACGACGCCGCAGAGGTAGCACAACAAAAAGCACAAGAGAGAAGACGAGCAGCCAGAGAAGCAGAGTTTAAAAAGCAGCGCGCATTGATTAAAGCTTTAGAAGAGTGGCAGCGAAAGAAGCAGATCTCTGATGAAGAAGCAAAGTTGAAGATTGATTTTGTAAAGAAGTACGGTGCAAAAGAGTGGGAGTCTGTTTTAAAGCTCAAGCTTGACATCGAAAACCTGGAGAGAAAGAACAATGAAGAATTTCAACATGATCTTAAAGACGTTAGGCGAGTACAGTTTATGTGCTTTGCATTGGCTGCGCTCATTGCCTGGTACTTTACTTGGGGTATTAAGTAAATGGAAATCGAAAACCTAGTATGGATCTGCTGCTTATGTCTTATCTGGCTCATTGCAGCAACTTTAGTTATGGGGGCATATTAGTATGCCTGGCCTAACAGAGATGTAAAGATGTGGATCCTTTCAGCCTTCTTATGGCAGCCCAGGCGGCTGTCGGATTTATTAAGCAAGGATGCGCCATGCTCCACGAAGGACGCATGGAACTGGAAGGCGCAAAGAAAACTGTTGAAGGCGTCCTGGATGACGTCAAAGCAATCAAAGGTATTTGGGAGTGGTTCATTGGACTGTTTGTTTCAAAGCCTACCCAAGCCGCCGCGGCCAAGCCTGTGGCAAAAGCGAAAGCCAAAGCCGCTGCCAAACAACAATCATATGAAGAGTTGGAACTCAAGCTTATCAACGACATTGGTGAGCGCATTGGATTACTGTTTGATACGCAACAACAGATCAACAACTACTATCATTCTCTAGAAGAGGAATCCAAAGGAACCTATAACCCAGAGCAAAACACCAGCAAAAAAGCTATTGAGCGTGCGCTGATTGAATTGCAAATGGAAAAATTGATTGAGCAAACCAGAGAAGCGATGGTGTACGCACCAATGGAATTGAAAGATCTCTATTCTCGTTTTCTCAAAATGTACAAAAAGATTGAAGAAGAACAGGAGTGGGCCAGGGATGAGCAAATTAGAAAGGCAAGGATGGAAAGATGGCTACAGCAAGAGCGCCGCAATTCCAGAATCGAACGCCTTCTTATGGTGGCCGTGGTGGTGTTCCTGGTCGTCTGGATGTGGAGCTTTCTGTTAGCGCTGAAATGGCAGCACGCGACGCAAACAGATTTTTGGTCGGGCTAATTGTCATGGCCATTGTTTTTGCATTACTGTTGCCGGTGATGGCATTGATGTACTTTGATTTGATGGACATGAAAGCCCAGATCAGAGCGGAAGCAAAAGATTTGAGAAAGTTAAAACGCGAAGTTCAACAAGAGATTCAACAAGCAAAGGAAAAATGATGGACATGCTATTAAACATATTAAAAGGTGCTGCACCCTTGCTGGCCACGGCTGTTGCAGGCCCGGCAGGCGGCGCTGCTGTAGGTTGGATTGCTGACAAGCTGGGCATTCCTGACTCAACCATTGAAGGCGTTACTGCTGCCCTTACCGGCAACCCAGAGATGGCCATGAAGCTCAAAGAACTTGACTTGGAATATGCCAAGCTTGATGCTGCCGACCGCGACTCTGCGCGCCAGGCTTATGCTGCTGTAGCCACATCTGCCAACGCAAGCCAGCTTGAAAAAATGGTTGTACCTATTCTTGCCCTGGGTGTGGTTGGCCTGGCATTCCTTTTGATAGGCGTGTTGATGTTTAAAAACGTGCCAACAGATCAGCAGCAGATCATCATCTTTGCTTTAGGTTTTATCACAAGCGCTGCGGGCCAGGTGCTTTCTTTCTATTTCGGATCAAGTCAAGGCTCCAAGGACAAAACCGAAGAAATCAAAGGAATGCTTAAAAAATGACCAGCTTTCAAAAAGAAATATTGCACCTTGCCACGGTGATAACCTACACCCTGGCTTTTATTTTGTTGTGTATGACGACCACGCTTTTGGGTGGTTTGTTTATGCCAAACAGCGTGATTGACAACAAGGATATTTTTCCAATTATTGCTCCGGCTTATTCAACCGTAATTGGTGGCTTTATTGGCTGGCTGGCTGCAATTAAAATTAACGACGCAGCAAAAGACGGAGAAGAAAATGACACAACTAACTGAACACTTTACCCTGGAAGAGCTAACACACACTGATCACCGGGAGTTGGACAACACACCAAGCACGGCAGAGAAGTGCGTTATTGACGGCAAAGAAGTCACGGTCAATGCCTATGCAAACATGCTGCGCTTGGCTGTATTTCTCGAAGAAGTTAAAAAAGTATTGGGCAACAAACCAATTATGGTTAACAGCGCGTTTCGCTCTGAAGCTGTAAACACTGCTGTTGGATCCAAGAACACCAGCGATCACCGTCGTGGCTGCGCTGCCGACATTCGCGTGCCAGGCATGACACCGGACGAAGTTACCCGGGCAATCATTGCCAGCGACTTACCTTATCAACAAGTCATTCGCGAATTCGATCGTTGGACTCATGTGGCTATGGTTACAAATGAAGGCGACGCACCTAAAAAATCAAAGCTAATTATTGATAAAACCGGCACACGTCCGTTTGCTTGATATACTGACAGCCTAGTTAAACTCCCACGCGGTTGCCTTCATCGTGGTTTGCCCCAGCCGTTAAAAGCTGGGGCTTTTCTTTTACCACTTGGGCGCGCAAGTAACGTCGATGACGACCTCTGTTGTGTAGCCATTGATCTTGCGTTTCCCGTACAGCATGACACCGCGCAAGCCATTGGTTTCGCATTCACGCACACCAACAATGACTTCATTCCTGGTCATTGGCTGCACATGTTTATCGATGACCAACTCTTGCTCAACTGCCTTCGGCGGCGCGCTTGTTGAAGAGCATGCCGAAAGCAGCCCCAACAAAACTACTGCAAGTAATTTCTTCATGGGACTTCCTTTCTAGTTTTCGGTTACAAATCGGTTGCTGCGCTCGAAGGACTCGATGTCTTCCACGCGGTAGCGGACTTCTGAATTACGGCCTTCGCCCAGCTTGATATAGGTGGGGCCGGTGTTGGCAACACGCCACTTTCGCAGGGTGTTGTCGGCAATTTTCCAGCGATCACAGAGTTCCTTGGGCGTCAGTAGCTGGGACATTAGCGTTCTCCTCAATAATTTCACCGGTTGATGGTTCTATGACTTCGCTGGCGCGATCCGCAATAGACCGCTTTAAACGAGCTATAGGCGCTTTTTGTTCTTCGGGTGAGGGCGTGATATTGATCGGCTCTTTGCGCTCAACCTGGACGAATCCTGATGCCTCATTGTCCGATTCAAAGACCTGGTCAACGTCGGCGCTGGAAGGCAAGCGTTTGGCCATGCGACGGATCACAGTCTTTTTGGCCATCTCATCCCACCACTCAACCCAGGGGCCAAATTTGCCGGCTTTGCTAGATGCCCTAACTTTCTCAACGTCGGCCACGCTCATCACTTCGCGATAGATCGCGCCGTCCTTGGTCTTGGCCACAGCGTACACAGCAATCTGGTTGCCGCGGTCTTCACCCAGGAATGGCTTGTGCGTGATTGACTCGTTGTCTCCAAGCTCATATTTGAAATCGTCCTTGTCGTAAACAACCTGGGCGCTGATGCTGGCCAACTCACCAGAGTTGCGAATTTTTTTTAAGATGCCGCCAACCATTGGCATGTATTGGACTTTCTTGCCATCCTTGGTATTGAAGATAACGGGCGCAGCTTCGCGGCCATCAAGCAGTAAACCGTCCTGGGCTGCTTTCATGCATGCGCCAAGCAGGCTGCGACGGTCGGCCTGGAGTAGATCCGGATTCATCTGCACAGCGGTCAATGTGGTGCGAATAAACTTTTCGACCGGGATTTGTGGTGGCAGGGCTGCTGCAAACTCTGGCTGCATCTTGACCAGCGTGCCGCGCATAGCTTCCATTGGTGTGATTTCGTTGCTCATATCAACCTTCTTTCTTTGGTGTGAATCGGAAATTGCGGAACCCTTTACGAGCGCCGATGTATGTGCCAAGCATGTCCGGTGTAACCAGTGTGCCTAGCGAGTCTTTGGTAAGGCCACAAGAGATCGTGCCCAAGGGGCTGACCACTTTGCTGGCTTTGCCAATACGTTCCAAGATCTGTGCCTTGGTGGCGTCCTTGATGCCGTCTTGCTCCTTGATCATGCGAGTCAGGTAGACGTATTGCTCGATTAACTCATCCAAGCTTGCGTCGGACTCGGCCACCAGGTTGGCATCGGCGTCGTTGTGCAAGCGCTTAATGATGAATTCAGCATCGGCGCTGTAATCAGGTGATGGCGCTGTGTTATTCTGTACTTGTTCCCAGAATGCTTTTACGCGCTGGCGAATGTCAGAACCGATTGCCCTGTCGCGATTTCGGAGGACTATCTTTTGCTCGTTGCCACCCACAAGTGCCACCAAGGCCGTCCATTCGTAGCCTGAAATTTCCATTTGATGCTGGATCTGTAGCTCGATATGTTCCGGCGCTTCAATGTTGCCAGCACCGTCATCGATCCAAGCTCGGCGATATTGCATGCCATCGACGTTTTTAATTTCCATGATGCCTGGGCCGTCGCTTTTGCTGTTGATCTGAAAGTCAAAGCTTGATCCAATCCTGGCGTCCATGTCACGCATGTACACGTTGAGCTTGCTGATGTCCCAACCCTGGTCTTCTGCTGCGCCATGCGCGATGGCAGCTTCTAATCGGTTGCCCCACTTCATTCGTTCGTTAGGTTCCAAACGCACAACGACCTGGTCGCGCTTGTTGTGAAATAACTCAAACTCTGTGAGGTAAGGCGACAACCCGTAAAGGGCTGACACCTCGGTACTGGTCACGTCTTTTGCGCGCTGTTGCAGCCACTCTTCCTGGCTTTTAATTTCAATAGTTTCGATTGCCATATCAATTCTCCATTTCGTGATAAATAGCTTCCTCGATGGAAGCCTCCTCTTTTGCGGTTACCTTGCGCTCCAGCCACGGTGCAGGGCGGCCACGCCGGTCTAGGATTTCCCATTCCATATCAGTGCAACCAGGATCGTCCCAAGTCTGTGGCTCGGTTTCGTAACTGATCACACCGATCAGGCATGGGATGCCCGCGACTCGGTGTTCAATCTCTGCGAGGTAGCTCAAAGCCACACCCGCAAAGCTTGTTCGTCGTCAACGTGTTGGCTAAACAACGTGACCTCATGTGTTTGTCCTTTGTCATCTTCGATGTGAATCGTCCTGGTAACAAAGGTGTCGTGTTCACGCACTTCTGTGATGTGAATCTTTTTGACGTTGTGTACTGAAAATTCTGACATATGTGTTTCCTTTTGTGGTTGCTTGTTGAAATTATAATCTACTTTGTTGATGTTGAGTCAACGCCTTATTGGCTTTTCTTACAGCGATTTCGCGCTGCAAGATGTGCCAAAAAATTGATTTAATTGGGTTGCTCATTAACGTGAAGTGGTCTTGATGCTGAACACAGCGGTGGTGTTTGTGTACTCTGCGATTTTGTCGGCAGGGATGGCCAGGTCTTTGGCCAGTTTTTTCCAATCGGTGACAGAGCGATCTGCCTCAACGTATGTGGATTTAAACAATGCGCCTTCAAACACTTTGACGTCGCTGGCGCTGGCAATGTCTTTCATTGCGTCTTTGATTGCGTCGGCTTGTTTTGTGAGTGTTGCGATTTGCGCCAACAATGTGCCGAGTTCGTCAGCAGAAGAAGCGGTGGTGGTAATAACTGTTGTCATGATTCTCTCCAGGTTCTAAACATTTAAAAGATGCAAACATTGGGTTCTAGGTTTGCTTTCGAATCTTTCCCAGAATCCGGCTCGGCCATTTAACTAACTCTGTCAGGCCCGAAGGCCGTCGCTTGGTGCTAAATGCGGTATCGTTTTTCCGTTCGATGAGTAATCATACACCCACCTAAAACCACAACACAATACCCTTTTGCAAAATAATTTGTATAAATACGTTGATAGCTCGAAAACCCAGTGTTTACGCGGTGTTGATGTTGTGGCAACATCGCAACACTATGGAAAATAAACACATTACCCCGGTCGAATTGGCCATCAACATGTTTGGTGGCGTCCGCAAATTAGCCAAATGCATAGGCCGTGATCCGGCTGCTGTATCTCGCTGGCGCAAGAATGGCCTGGTGCCTACCCAAGTGCAGCGCAAGTTGCTTACCGCGGCCGCTGCCAGAGAGATCAACATCACGGCACACGACATTGTGTTTGGGCGTGAAACGCATGCTTGAATTTACGTTGCCTTGGCCACAGAGCAAGCTGTCGCCCAACGTCCGCACTCACTGGTCAACTCTGGCCAGAGAAAAAAAAGCTTACCGCAGCGCCTGCTGGATTACAACCAGGGAACAACTCAAAGGCTGGATGCCGGAGCTACCCATTGGCCCGCTGCTGATCGAGCTTGAGTTCGTGCCACCAAACAAACGCAGCTATGACCGGGATAACCTGGTTGCCCGCATGAAGTCAGGCATCGATGGCTTGTGCGACGCGTTGCGCTGCGACGATAAAAGATTTACAACCCTGACTGCTAGAGTGAACGCAGAGCAGATTGGGGGTTTAGTCCGCGTTCGTATCTCGAAGGAAACCCAATCATGAACTTATCAATTCTTACCGGCAACCTGGGCCGCGACCCAGAACTGCGCGCACACAACGGCGACAACATTTTGAACTTTGCCATTGGCGTGCAAACCGGAACTAAAAACAAACCCGACACCATGTGGGTTGATTGCGCCCTATGGGGTACGCGCGCGACCACCTTGCAGCCATACCTAGCCAAAGGCTCACGCGTGACCGTCAGCGGCCCGATCAAACTTGAGGAATACAAAGCCAGCGACGGCACGCTTAAATCGCGCCTGCGCCTTTCTGTGGATCAGATCGATCTACCACCAAAGATGGAGCAAACATCAACACCTCAAGAAAAGACGGGCGCGCTGCTAAAACCTAGCGCCGGTGTTGAAGATATGGCCGACGACATACCTTTTTAAAAACATTTGACAGTCCTTCTGTGGTTTATGCTATAGTTATTCCGCAACCAACCACAGGAGGATAAATGTCAACACCGCGAGAAAAAGCTGCAAGGCTTGGAGACACGAAATATTTTGGTTCCGCTTGCAAAAAGTGCGGCAACACGCTGCGCTACACCATGAACAATTCATGCATTGATTGTGCAAAGGGTCATGCCAAAGCACATAAGGGTCGTATTGCTGATTTGATTCGCCAATCAAAGGCGGTCAACTGATGCATTACTACAACTTCAACATAGGTGACTACATCAAGCACACAATGCATTTGAATCCTGAAGAGGATCTTGCATATCGTCGTTTGCTTGATTTGTATTACGACACAGAATCTCCAATATCCATCGATATCCCACGGGTTTCCCGTAGGTTGCGTTTGGGTAGTGAGGTTATCGAATCTGTCTTAAATGAGTTTTTTGAAAAGACCGAAGATGGGTACAGAAACTATCGTGCTGACGCTGAAATTGCTGACTATCACGCATACATTGACAAGCAGCGATCCAACGGAAAGCTAGGCGGCAGGCCAAAGAAAAGCAGTGGCAAACCCATCGCTAACCCAAGGCAAAGCCAAACCGAACCCAAAAAAAGCCTAAACAACAAACAACAAACTACAAACAACAACCAACAAACAATAATAAAAACATTGTCTGCACCTGACGGTGTATCGCCGTTAACCTGGTCTGATTTTGTACAAGTTAGAAAAGCAAAAAAAGCAACCATCACTGAATCTGCAATCAAAGGCATTGAACGTGAAGCACGCAAAGCTGGATGGTCACTTGAAAAAGCATTGGTCGAATGCTGCGCCAGGGGATGGGCAGGATTTAAAGCTGAATGGGTCAACAAGGAGCAGCAAAACAAAACCCAGCACCAAATTAACCAAGAAGGCATAGCACGCTCACTTGGTCTTTTACCTAAAGACGAATATCAAAGCAACGTAATTGAAGGAGAAATCTATGACGCAGAACCAACCACTACCAAACGCCTGGGTTGAGAAGATCTTTGCCAGGCTGCAAGGCATCTACGGCCGGGAGTTCACCGGCCAGTTCAGCACCGGCATGGTCAATGGCATTGACGCTGGATTGGAAAATGCAAAAGGCACATGGGCTGAAGAGCTTGGTGGATTTGTAAAGTGGCCAGAGGCAATTGCCTACGCCCTGGAGCATTTGCCAGAACGCGTGCCCAACTGCATCAAGTTCAAAGACCTTTGCCGGAATGCACCACGGCCAACAGAACCATTGAAGCTTGAACATCAGATCACAGAAGAGCAGGCAGCTTTAAACAGAAAACGAATAAAAGAAATTATTGACGGTTTAAACAATCACATGGCCATGAAGGGAGCAGCAAAATGAATGAAGCACTCAAAGGGATTTCAATCGCGGTAATTCTGATAGGCGCGCTAGGTTTGGTTGGCATCATGGATGTTGAAGACGAAGTCAAACAAGACGAACACTACTGCTTTATGCGCGCAGTGTGGGAAGCAAACAAAGACATCCCAAAAGAACAGCGGCCAGGCTGGCCCAACTTTAAACCAGAGGTGAAATGTCCATGATCATCATCCTAGATGTTGGTTTAATTTTGATTGGCTTGGGCATTGCAATGCTTGTGGCTGCGGCAGTAATTGCTTGGTTCACGGGGGTGTAATGGCTTTCACCGTTGACATACCCGACAAAGTAATTGACGCATCGATTGCCTGCTGCAACGCAGGCAACATGGGCAACCGCGGTGACGGCAGCGATGGTTCAAAAGACCAGCAGCTTACCGGCAT